CCGTTAAATGTAAAACTTCCCATTATGCCATTCTACCTCCTTCCAAATTCGTATAGTATGCAAGCTCACGCAAGAGCCTGCGCATATTTTCCGGACTAAAGAAATTATCGTTAGCTGTGCCGTTTGCGTTGAGTGTGTAGTTGTTGGTTACGTTTGAGCTTGAGCTTCCACCGCCTGCAGATCCAAACCGTGTAGCTAGCGTGTCAGTTAGACCACTTACAAGATCACCGCGACCTGGTAAGTTAAAGCCAAAGCCGTCCGTATATTTCTTACCGGATTCGACTGTTTTATTAGCCAAATCAGTCATGGAATCATCTACATAGTAGCCGTACTTCTCGATACCGACTGCCATACCTTCCGGGATAGCGCGACCGACTTGATCTCTAAAGACCTTTGATGGCGAGTTGATAGCCAAAGTAGAGCGTGCTGCTGCAACCGCGCTACTTGCGATGCTGGCTGCTGCTGCTGCAACTGATCCAGCCATAGCATAGATACCACTCATCATACCCTCGCCAATGGACAGACCAGCATTGTATCCACCGTTATATCCACCAGACATACCGTTATGTGCTGAGGCTTTAAGGTTACTTGACGCGTTAAATACTGCTCCGTTGTGGCTTGCTACACCGCTAGTTACTCCAGAACCGAATTGTGAACCTGCACGTTGTCCGTCATGGCCTAGTGAGTTAACTGATGCATTGATCATCATTTTCATGGCATTAGATGCACCAGTAGCTATCCCTTGTGATGAATTGATACCACCACCAATGCCAGTGCCAAATTGTGAACCGTACTGTTGCCCGTTCATAGACATCGCCAAAAACTGAGCCGAAATAGCAAGGTTCATCGCAGACGCTGCACCTACAGCGACCTGTTGGCCTACACCGATACCAAGTGCGATACCAGAGCCGAACTCTGAACCTTTAGCCTGTCCTTCCGATGCCATACCAGACATCGTATTGACTGCGCCGTTTTTTAAATTGTTAGCGGCAGCTTGCGCAACTTCTGCACCACTAGCAACCCCAGCTCCGACACCAGCTCCGAGTTCGTTACCCTTAGCCTGTCCTTCGCCAAACAATCCAGCCAAAACACCTAGAGATGCATTTTTAAGGCCCTCTACTGCTCCCTGTGCCGATGCTTGGTTTTCTGTGATCCCTTGGGCATATTGACCGCTTACCTGTGATCCGCTATATTTAGCTTCTGTTGGTAAGTTGTTAAAGGCTTGCTTAGATGCCTCTGTGACTTCTGAGGCTGCCTGTTGGACATCGCCTTTACCAGACCGCATACCGTCAGCGGTTTTCTTGGGCACTTCACGGCCTTGTGTCTCAAAGTCTGCCTCAGCCAGTGCCTTTCTAAATTCAGTAGCAATAGCTGTTACCATTGCTTGGATTTCTGGCGGTAACTCTTCACCCGTAGCTTTGATACCACGCAAGAAGCCTTCTTTAGCTTTATCCCCAGCCTCAGACCATTTGCCATTGAGTCGTCCTAATTGCTCGTCGGAGGCATCTACAAGAGCCTGCGTTTGGTTGGCCATTTTCGGACCGGCTAGGCGCATTTGTTCGATAAGACCTTGGTCTAACCCACGCTTAGCAAGTATTTCAAGGTTCTGCGACCACTTATCAACTGCATCAATATTCTTCTGCAGGTTAGCAGTCATTTGATCTGCAGATAAAGCCGTCTGCTGTTCGATTGCTTGGAAAGCATTTTGAACTTCACCTTTGAGATTGGCAAATTCTTGTTGTAACATCTCGACAGCCTTACGCTGTGAGTCGTTCATGTTTTCCATCGTATAGATCATACGACCAGACGCATCTTCTGTAGACTTGGCCTTGACTTCGTTGTTTTTAACGATTGTATTCGTTAATTCGTTGTCAGAATCCTCAGTTTTCTTGATATCGTCCTGGAGCTTCTTGACTTCTTCGTTGTATTTTTCCTTGGCTTGTGTCTTGATACTATCTCGTACTGAAGAGTTGTCGAAGAAACCACCCTCTGCCTCATCGGTTTGTTTGATAAGATCCTGGTACTGTTTCTCAACTTCCTTTATCTTATCCTTGATTTCAAGGCGCTTCTTGGCATTTTCTACCATTTTCTGGTTGGCAGCTTCAATCTCAGCCGATGCCTTAGCAATCTCAATCTGCTTACGGATCGCGTCCGTGGTCATGTTGATTGTGCCTGTGGCTTTATCGTACTGGATATTCAAGCCCTCAATACGTGAGTTAAGGGTTTCTGCTGCTGACGCAAGCTCTTTCTTCTGAGCGGCAGTCTTGTTTTCAACCGCGTTTAATTCGTCGATCTTTCTGACAAGGCGCTCGTTGTCCTCGGCCGTAGCTTGGATTTCGTTTCTGCGATCCTTATAGGCTTCGTTGCCTTTGTTCACACTTTCGTGTAAGTCGTCGAGGGAGCGTTTAAACTCTTCATTCTTGGCCTTGGCTTCTTTGGACGCTTCACTTTCCTGTGTTAACCATGACACTAGCCCAGCGATAGCACCGACAACCAGAAAGACTCCGCCAGAAGATAGAGAAGCTAAAGCCCCGGCAAGTCCAGTAGTAGCTCCTGTTGCTACAAGCGAGGTACTGGTTAGAGATACCAGGGAAGTTATAAGCGTGCCAATTAGACTACCGATACCCTTGATAATGGATAGCCCCAGCATAGCTCCTTTAAAGAGCAAAACCGCACCTACAACTCCGGCAAATACCGAGATAAGCGGGTCTAAAACAGGTTTGAGGAAGCCCAATACACTGACTAGTGATTTAACAACTGGAGTGGCTCCACGAATGACACCAATAATGACATTAAAGGTACTATTTACAGCGCCTTTAATGCTATCAAGGTTTTGTGCAATGCTTTTACCAGTTACAGCCTTGCTCATCTTGTCAAACTCGGCAATGACATTCGCGATACCTTTTGCTACCGCGTTCACGATGTTGCCGAATGAAGTCTTGATACCCTCAGAGTTTTTCTTTGCCATTTCAGCAAAGCCGTTTGTACCCTTGTTAAGTTCAATCAGTCGCTTACTGAAATCAGTGAACGTGATCTTTCCATCTTGTAAGGCTGAATAGAAGTCCTTTTGAGCCGATGCACCAGCAAAACCAAAACTTTCAGCGGTCTTTTGCAAAGCGTAAGGCATGGTCTCTTGCAAGGTCTTCCAGCTTTGCATATCAACCTTACCGGCTGATAACATCTGGGTGTACTGTTGCAATCCACGGCTTGCATCTTCTGTAGATGCACCAGAAGCAAGAAAGGCATTATTTAGGGCGATTGTCAACTTCGTAGACTGTTTAAGGTTACCAGTCATTGAGGTTAGTTTTTGAGTGGTACTTACAACTGTATCAAGCGTTGTTGGTAAGCCCTCGATACCCTCAGAAAGTAGCTTAGTAGACGCTGCCACATCTTTTGAAGAGTGGCCCAGCGATTTCATCACTTTAGGGAACCGTTGCAATGTATCAAAGCGGTCAATAGCTTTATCCATTGACTGGCTTACAAGATTCATCGCAGAGCTTACAGCTTTAAACGCTACCGCACCGACTGAGAAGTTCTTGATTGCGTCTTTGATCTTGTCAAATTTTGACGCGCTCTTTTCTGCTTGGTCGCCCGTGGTTTTGATGATGTCTTTCAGTTTGACAAAACCGCCACCACTCTGTGAGGCAACCTGTCCAGCTCTATGGGCTAGATCAGCGCTTACCTTAAAGCCATTCCCACCGGTTTTACTGATTGTACCAGCTTCCCTAACTTTTTCGGCTGCCTGTTTAAAAGCATCACCGCCAGACTTAGAAAGCGCACCGGCTTCTTTAATTTTAAAACTTGCTGACTTAAAGCCCTCTCCGCCTGTCTTGGCTTCGTTGCCAGAGGCCTTTACTTTTTCTGCCGCTTGCTTAAAGCCATCACCAGACCGTTGGGCAAGATCAGAGCTTTCTTTGACTTTCTCCCCGGCTTGTTTAAAACCAGAACCAGAGCGCCCAGCTAAATCAGAGCTTTCTTTGATCTTCTCCCCAGCACGACGAAAGCCATTGCTAGAGGTTTCGGATAGTTTTGCACCCTCGGCCATACGGTCTCCGGCACGTTTAAAACCTTGTCCAGCTCTTAAAGCCTTGTCACCAGTAGCTTGGATACCGTCTCCGGCGCTTTTGACACCTTGGCCCGATCTGCGGGCTTCGGACTCTAAACGCTTCAAGGCATCTGATAACTCTGTAAGTTTACGCCCATTAACCTGGACATCAATTACGATTTTTCCATCTGCCATCTATTCATCTCCCTCCTTTCCATCTAATCTATATTTGTTTTGTAACCGGCGCATTTTGGCCTTGTACTCGCTACTATCGTTATTTGAGGGTTTCCAAGACCGTATCTCTACTAATTGAGATACAGCCGTACCCTCTGGCATACCATTCAATAGCGCGATAAATTCGGGCCATGTTAGCCGGCCTTGTGCTTCAAAGAGGTTGATATTATACGCTTGAACGAAACTAGCGTATATTTCCTGCGCGTCTACTTCAAAATCAATCAAACGAATATCATCTTCTTCGTCCTTAGCTACTGGCATAGGGTTTCCGTGGCGGTCATAAATCACGCGCTCTTTTTTTGTTCTTAAAAAATGATCGTCGATATATTCCCACACGGCCACTATATCCTCTGGATTATCCAAGGCTTCGTCCGTCATCATCAAAACCGCTGTACGCATCTTCTCAAGATTATTCATGACTTCGTTGTCAAACATCTCAAATACGTCCAGCACCAGATCAAAGGAGCAGTCCACATCATAGGTGCGCCCGTTCACTTCAAAGGAGTTTTCTATAGGCTCATTTAACTTCATGAGCAGTCCCCCTTTTTACTTTTTGCTGGTTTTCTTCGTTTTCTTCGCTTTTGCTTTTTTAACAAAGGACTCAGCAACCGCCCCCGATGCCTTGGCCCGTTCTTGGCCTAGACGGTCAAGCTCAGCACCCAGCAAGGTATCTACTTCATCAAATGCATGATCCAAAGCGTCAAGGTCTGGATAGCGTTCGTAGATTTTAGCAAAGGTACCGTCACCGAATAGCACATCATACTTAATCTCCGTCATTTTCTTTTGCATTTCAAAGGCTTCGTCAATAACTTGTTTATTAATAACTCCCTCTTTGAGATCGTCAAATTCTCCGTTATTGGAACGTTCAATCAGCTCTAACTGGTACTTGTTAAAGCGTTCTGCGATCTCTTCTTGGAGCGTAGCAAGACGCGAGATATTCTCTAGTGATGTATCAAACTGTAGTTCGATTTCTCCGATGTTGATCGGGATAAAGTTGCGTTTTAATTCGATCGAAATAGACATGATTTCCTCCTTTAATGCGCAAAAAAGAGCGTCCCAAAATGGAACGCTTTTACTTTTACTTATTAGCCTACGACTGCTGTTGTTTTAGGAAGTGAGTTGTAAGAGATCTTACAAGAGAATTCCTCGTAGTTTGCAGCAGCCCCAGAGCCTGCCTTGATTGCTGACACGGTAGCAATTCCGACGTGTTGGTTCTTACCGTCAGAGTCTACCACTTTATGCCAAACAAGGCGATCGTTACCGAGTTTGTACTTCAACCCAGCGATAAGAGCCATTGCTTCATCTTCTTTGTCGTAGGTGCCTTTAAATGTGTATGAACCTTTAACAGATGTTACTGTTGTTTCTTCTGTACCGTCTCCGTCGTAGTAAGCGACTGATGTAGTAGCTTCATCTGTATCGTCGTCCACATCTTCGATCCATTTTGCAAGCTCTTTATAAGCTGCTTTGTCTGGTTCAGTCTTTGGATCAGTGACTGGTGCGATAAAATGCCCGCGTAGGGCGTTCTTTTGACGTGCCATATATTACACTCCTTTGTTATTCAAGATTGTTAGGTTTGCAGTGATGTCCTGCAGATAAATATAAAAGCCCTGCTCGTCCCGTTCGTTCAAAGACGGCTGGGTAGTAGTTAAATTGTTAAAAATATATGAGTTGTTTTGACTCGGTAAGACCAGATCAAATTCAGAGAGTGCCTTGTTGATTTCCCAAAGGCAATCACTCGCAACTTGCGGATCTTTTACCTTGACTGCGATTTCAAAGATTAGAGTCACATCTCGCGAACCATCCATATATACACGCTCGACCTTACCGCCTGGAAGCGGGTATAGGACCAAAGAGTCCAGCTCGCTCAGAAAGTTCAGCTCACAAGCAAGCGGTAGACCGAGGGTGTTGATAAAATCGCGCAAAACAACATTAAAGTCATTGTTACTTTTCATTTATTAAACCCCATTGCTTTCAGTCCGACCTCTGCCCACTTGTTCCCGTGGTTAGCCGAGGCCTTTAAGTCCCAGCGCTTACCAGTTCCGGGGGTAGTGTACTTGCCAAAGCTAAAACTGCGATACTTGTTATAAGCACCACCATAAAACTGGGCGCGGGCGTATGGTGTATTGTAGATAATCTGTGAGCCATTGCCGGCTACATGACCGCTAGATCGTAACGGTCCATGCAGTAACGGTACATACGGCTCCATATCTAGTAGGGCTTGGTTTGCGATCTCTAACTGGGCTTTACGCTCCGATGCCTGCGAGGTTTTCCGTGTCGCTCCGCTCAAATCTATCGTGACATTGATACCCATTACATCACCTCGATTTCATAGCAAAAGACTTTGCGGTTGAAAGGCTCATAAACAGGAACGATCTTGTTTACGATGTATTCATCGTCGCCATCTTTTACAATAGAGTTGCGATATGAGGAATCAATCTCTACATCACAATACTGAGGGTAAACGAAGATAACCCCAGGCGCACGAAATGACGGGTTCTTCTGTCCAGACGGGTTATTTACTGACCCTGGACCGTCAAAGTTACGGTCAAAGCGTACCGGACTCAATAAAATCGAGTAGGAGAAATCTTCTTTCCCCCACCCGTCTTTTTCGCCTGTAGGTTTTGAGATCGTCACTGAGTCAACTAGTGTCCGTTTATCAATAACGACCATAATCCACCCCGCTAAACAAGAATCCAGCCGATTTAAGAGCGTTAAAAGTATCAAGGGATAGATTATACCCCGATGCTGTTTCAGAGGCCCTAGAGCCGTTATTTGAGCTGTATGACACTGTTGTACGTCCTAGCGTAGTACTTGCGATTGTCTGCTTATCCTCAGCCGTTAAAATGCCCGTGCTATCCAGGTACTGTATCTGGTAAGCCGTAGCAAGTTTAACTGCCTTTTTGCGTGCCTTATGGTCTGTGTCAAAATCATGGAAGTCATAATAATGACGGATAAAGAGATCAATAGCAAGCTCCGCTCGTTTAAGTAGCTCATCAAATTCGCTTGTACTTTCAAAACCTAACTCACGATATTCTTCATGCGTTAAGTATGCCATGATACCCCCTATTCAGAGGCCACCTTTTGGGCCACGGGTTCGCTATCAGAAACAAGTTCCAACCATTCCTCACCAAAGGCGAGGCTTGTCTTTTGGTTGATTTCTTCCGCTTCTGCAGTCGTCAACTCGTAGACCGTGCCCTCGTCAAAGTTTTGGTCTGTTGACTCGATCAAAAAGTTACAAGTAGCTTTATACTTTGCCATTCGTTACTCCTTGATTTCGTACCCACTAGTCAGAAAAGCAGATACTAGATTGGGATCAGTGATGGTAAAGGTTACATCGTCCTTTACCAAAACCGTCGCAACCTGTTCAGTTACTGCTTCTGTTTTAGTTGTTTTCGTTTCTTCTGCCATTCGTTACTCCTTACGCAGTTTTATGAACGTAGATCGCTTTTTTCTTGCTGTCAAGGACAAAGGCATCGTAACGGATACGACCTTCTACAAGGTAACCGTTGATTCCTGGTGGGTTATCGTGGATCTTGTAGTCTTCCAATTTAACAGGGGAAGTGGTTGCGATAGGGTGCGCGATAACAAACGCTACATTTTCAGGCAAGCGAGAAGTTGGAGTCAAGATAACAGGCAAGCCGTCGATAGCTCCCACTTGACCTTTGAACGCTACTTCTTGACCGAGGTCAGAGTTTTTAACGAATGATGGATCAAGTTTGATGAGTTTATAAAACTCTGGAGATACGTGGAGCTTGCGTCCTTCTTCTGGTACAAGTGCATCAGTCAATTTAACTTGACCGTCAAGCACTGCTTCATAAGCGTTGTTTTTAGTTACTGCGCCAGTTTTAACGTGGTCAGTGTCAGCACCAGCAACGACTTTACCAAAGCGGTACTTATCAACTTCCGGGATAACCACTTCTGAAAGTTGACGGGCAAGGGCTTTCCCTGCTTCCATTGTTCCGTTTGTGTCTTGTACTGAGCGTTTGTCGATTGTAAACGTGAATGAACGGTCTTTTGTAAGCGTCAACGTTTGTACGTTGTTTTCAAGTTCTGCCGCTGTACCGTAACGAGTGTTACCTGTAAGAGCGTAGTCATTCATTGCTGTAGTTGGGATTGAGTATACCTTGACGGTATCCACACCAGTGAAATCAAAGTCCTGGTTAACAATACCAGTTGAGAGGGCTTCTTTGGCAAAGCGCTCATCTACTTTTGCGTCAAATTTAGATGCATAATTAATAGTCATATAGGCTATCCTACTTTCTTTTATTTATTAAATGCTGTCAAAGCCAGCAAATAGAGCTTGTTCTTCCGGGCTGAGGTCGCTATTACCACCAGCGGACGGATTGCCACCAAGCGCGAACTTTGGCTGTGGTTCTTGTGGTTCTTCCTTTTGGATAAAAAGGTAAGGGCTTGATTCCTTTAGACCGTTGATAGTTTCTTCCAATTTTGGCTTGCCATCTTCTGCAAGCTCGATCTTGTCAAGATCAATAAACTTCATTAGGTCCTCGGAGTTATGTGCTCCCACGTCTTTCAAAGCCAAGGCAACCGCGTTGGTTTTTTTAACTTGTGCAAGGTTAGCTTCATTCTCGGTCTTGTAGCTTTCAAATTGAGCTTGTAAATCTTCCAGTTGTTTCTTGGCTTCTTCACTAGCCCCCTCTTTAGCTTGTAAGTCTTTGATGGCTTGGTCCCGTTGTTCAAGTTGTGTTTTTAAGCTGTCGTTTTCTGCTTGTACCTCTGACTTGGCTTCTTTGATTGCTGACCCGTACGCTGCCATAATGCGCTCAATAGTTTCCTTGTCCTCAATACCTGCGTCAACTAACATCTCACGTTTTAAACTCATGTTTAAAACTCCTTTCTGTTTTACGTCCAGTAGACGATTTTGGCGGTTTACGTCCGCCAACGAAAGCTCCCAGCGGGGTACGATCCCGCAAGAGGTAAGAAAAAAGGAGGAAATCACCTCTTATCCAGAAAGGGAGCAAAATAAAAAAGGCTATAAAAGCCTTTATTCTTCATTAGGTTTGAAATACCTTTCTCTCGCATAGTCACGATGCAAGAAAGGCTTGTCCGCAATATAATCTCGCAGGGTTGCTTGCTGATCTCTGATTTTAGTTTTAAACTTGCTGATAAGTTCTTGGTCGCCCAACTTCTCGGCTACGTGTAACTTTTCCTTAGACTTGCGAATAGATCGCTCGTATGCTCTTTGTTTGGATTGAGCATTAGCGTTTCTTATAGCATCTTCCTGCGTTACATTATTAACGTCTGGACCAAGCTCTGGCAACTCGTTTATGCCAGGGACAAAAGGTGTAAGCATGTGTCCGCAGTTGATGCCTAGACAGCCCCCAGCCGTCCCGTATCCATGGTCTGCAAGCGATAGAATGCTAATACCGTGTTCTTCCCTCGCTGGGCCATAGGTTACTATATGATGCTGTAGAGGCGCGCAAGCCTCACGGGCCGTGGCTTTCTTAGAATAATAAAAGGTATCAATCCCCAGCTCATCTGCTGGCATGGTGCGCATTTCCCGATAGCTACGCATGACGGTAGTTTTAATAACAGTTCTAGCGTAGTTGTCCACTTTCCAATAATGCCCGCCTCGGTCAATAAAGCCCTTAAAGCCTATCTCTTGCCATTTCATGACGGTCTGAGAAACAGCCTTGTCATGCGTGACTAGTCCGACCACTTGACGGGCTACCACTTCCTGGACCATTTGACGGTAGACATCTGTAACGATGCCTGGAAGCGTGGTATTAATCAAGTTACTGATGTCACCGTGCGACTGCTCAAAATACCCAGCAAGTAGCTCCTGCGCGTGCTTAGAATTGCCAAAATCACCACCTCCGAGGTCGTCTATAAGCTGTTCTTTGGTCGTCTGATAGATTTTAAAGCCCTCGTCCTCAATGACCTTTCTGAGCTGTTCACGGCCTATTTTAGAGTAGCGGGCGATTGTGTCCAGGTTCTGCTCATTTAGCATGTGCATCTGGCTCATACGCTCTAACTGCCAGATATACGGGTTATCTGCCAAAGACTCAGCCCCACGCTCTAGCAGTCTATCAATCACCTCATCGAATAGGTCACGCGCCATTTGATGATAGATATCACCGACTTGTGATGCGCGCAACTCTAGTTGTTCCTCGTTAAATAATACCGGGTACTTGTTACGCGCCATTTACTCACTCTCCATAAATATCAACTTCGCTGGTGCTACGCTCTAGCTCCATACTCTCAGCGGTTTCTTTTTTGATATCATCAAGCATTTGTTTAGCTTCATCATCTGACAAGCCCAGCGCTTTGGAAATAGCGTATTGCTTGCTGACAAGTCCACTTAACAAGGCCTTAGCGTAGTAGTCCAGCTCGTTGTTTTTATCGACAAAGACACCATCGTCCAGGTTCACCGTGATATCGTCCATCTCTGGAATAGGCCCGCTGTACAATCCATAGAGCGTACCAATCTCACAAATAGAGATCACAAGCTCTTTGATAGACTGATCTACAAGGCTCACGATGCTGTTTCTTAACTGGTACGTGTCAGAGTTTTCAGACACAACCTCAGTCGCAGTCTTCATACTCTTACCATCAAACGTAAACATTCCAGGCGATACTCCGACCTGCATCTCAAACAACGCAAGGCCCTCGTTGATCGCCTTGATATAGTCGTCTGACCGGATAGGAGTAGTAAGGTCCGTGATGTTGATAGGTGTATCTTTGCCACCGTCAATCTGCTCGTATACGTTTTGCTCTGGATCAAATTCGCGCGTGACTAGATCGGTATCTCCGTGATGGTCAAAACCAATCCGGACAGTTTGGTCTGGCACTAATACGCGCCGTTGACCCATTCGCACTTCCCACTTAAATTCATCATAAGTGGTATTGATAAAGTCAATAGTGCTCTTGGCATTATCAAAGATAGACAGACCCAAAGGGCTGTTAATATCTTTGTTATTCATTCCAGGGGGTTTTAGGTAAGTAAATAACGGCCGTGTAAGCCCGTCAAGCGTTACTTCTTCCTCCAGGTCCTCATAGATCTCGGATAGCGGTACACGGTCACCAACGCGCTCCTTTTCGCTCGAGCGATACAGCTCATTAGTGATTGTGTATTTCTTATCCTTGGTCCATTCGTGCAACTCTACCAGAGTATAGTAGATTGTTTCTTTGCCTACCGTCTTTTGACTCTTATTGATGATGGCTGCAGAAGATACGTCCTGTGTATTAGATTGTAGCGGGTAAAATACAGGGGCTTGTACAAATGAAATCTTGATCTTGTCGTCGTCAACGTATGGACGCATAGCAAGACCACCCAAGGCCAAACAGCTCTCAAGGTATCGCTCAAAGTTCTTGTTAAAGCGGTCATTCAGCAAAACCGTTTGAATGAACTCGTTTGTTGTTCCGTTCGCAACGCTTATCTCTGCCTGTTCATTAAATACCAGGCTGGCAATCTTCTTACAAGCTGTGCGTGCAATAGGTAAATGGTTTCGTGTCCGTTGTTTATCAACTCGATTTGAATTGCGATACCGGATAGGGTCCCACTTGCTCTGATAGTATTTCAAGTTCTTCTGAATACGATCGTATTCGTCCTTGTTAATTGCGATTTTAGGATGCTCTGTGATATTGCCTAGTGATTGGCTTGTCATTACATATTTACCCCTCTTAAAAATATTTCTTATTGATTGTAAGATACTCATTTCAAACCTTTCTCTAGGCTTTTAATCGTAGTAGTTGTGCATTATCAACGACCATGTACTGGAACGCGTCGCAAGTGTGATCGTCCTCTTTGATAACTTTCGGGTCGTCGCCTTTAACAGTTTTCTCGTCCCACTGATAACGCTTGTGCTCCTCAATAAAATACTTGAGGTTGTTTTCTGTTGGGAAATAATAAAAACGACCATTCGCAAGAAGCGACTGGACATACTCGGTCATTATTATTTTCTTCTTCTTCGCTACCGGGTGCCAGCGAATGCCAAAGTCTTCTAAATATTGGTTTCTCAAAGCTCCCTCCGCACTATCTATTGTCATTTCAATGACTGGTACATTCGGATATTTCTGCGTTTGCTTGATGACAAAATCATGAAGCTCTTTAGACAAAACGCTCGGAGCTTTCTTCTTAACCTTGCCCGCCGGACTGTAGTAGTAGTTATCCACAAGATAGAGATTGGATCTGTTAGTAACCACGGCATGCAAGCAGGTAGTTGCTGACTGTTGGTGTCCCGTATCTGCTGCAAACAACTGACCGATAACACGTTCACCGTCTGGTATTTTATCAACGCGTTTAAACAGATCCATGTTATATACATTTGTACCGATACCGACTGGCTCCCCCAGATAGATATATCTGTAGTAGTCGTAGTCATTCTCTTTTATCCGTCTGATATCTTCTAGCATTTGTTCTGTAACAAAGCCTAGCTCATCGTTTAGATAAGACGACGAATGCACCAGATAGTTATCGTTGTCTGCCAGCCTATCCGTCCATTCATTTATCCAATTATAAGGATTGCGGGGCGGATTGTAAGACCAGAAAAACTTAACAAAAGCAACGTCTGGGTGCTTCTGTCGCATAAAGGTTACATTCGACTGGTCAAAGTCTTCCTCACTGCTAAACTCTGCAGCTTCTTCGTACCAGACCGCTATGATGTTCCCGATGTCGTTCGATTTTAGCTTTTGGAAATCATCTTGACCGTAGAAATAGAAACACGACCCCGTGATTGTGTCTTGTATTTTAAAAGGCGATACGGTAGCCTTGAACCGTCCGGATAACCCAAACTTATTCAAAGCCCATTGTATTTTAAGAAACACACTGTCCCGAATGGTGTTACCAACTTTACGAATGACTACTACATTCGCTTTCTTACCAGCTATCAAAAACGGTACAACCATAAAGACCAGCAACAAGGCTATTACTGAAGACTTAAAAGAGTTACGGCCACCTTTCAGCACATTGTAGGGCTTACTGGTAGTCCAGACCTCTTTAAAATGCGGGTTAACGTTATCTTGGATCCTAACTTCCATCTTTAGACCACGCATCTACAATTGTGATTGTCGTATCAGCTACGTCCAAACCAACTTTTTCAGTCCACATACCGTAACGCTTGCCAAGTAGTTCAAGAGCTTTGTTTCTGTCGCTGTTCTTAGTTGGATACTCCACTAATTGCGGGATCTCGTTATAGACTTTCACACTCTTACCGGTTTTAGGATCTTCTAACAGTTCAGCTATTTTTGTTGTAACAACTATCGTTTCCATCGCTTTTCCAGATGCTATCTCCGAGAGCATGATAAGAATATGCTTTTGGGTCAAGATCTTTTCATCCTGCAATTCTTCCATGCGTTTTTGGATATATTCTGAAATGTCAGCTTTTGTCAGCAAGCGCTGTCCTTGACTTCTAGCCGTCTTCTTACTATATCCAGCTTTGATAGCCGATTGAGTAGCATTTCCAGAAATGATGTACTCATCACAAAATGTCTGCTGTTTTAATGATAGTTTAGCGATTTTTCATCACTCCTTTCGGACAAAATAAAAAAGATAGGCTTTGGGAGTTAGCCTATCTCTATAGCCGGGGCAGGAATCGAACCTACATTATACAGGTGAAAAGTCCGTTACTCTAACCGTTGAGTTACCCAGCAACCTACTATAAGGAGACAACCAAATGGCGCAGGTCCTATCTGCTTCATTAGATAATACTATAATACCACTCAATACAGCGCTTTTACTCCCTAATTTCTTTCAATTATCTCCCAGAAATCTGTATTCTAGCAGTTCCCCAGCTTTGTACGCTTCTGCGAATTCTAACAATGCCCGATCCAGCAATCTATAGTATTCACTTTCAGAATATCCAAGACTTGGATAAATAGCCTTGTCTTGTCTAAATCTAACTCTGCAATATCGTTCAATCAAAATCTGCGATAAGTTGAGATCAGACAGTCTATTAATAGCTGATGCCATAAGCTCCAGCTCTTGCTGGGCGCTTGCCCGTCTAATAACCATCTGTTCAGTTTGACGGCTGGGAGAACTTGGTGTGCTCTTTGGTTCCAGGGAGTAAGTAGCCGTTACTTTCGGGCTGTATTCTTCACCGGCAATCCGTAACAGTACGCGGTAGTTCTTGAGTGTATTGTCTGCATTCTCCTTTGTTTTTTTCTTTAGCACTTCACCAAAAAGCATTCAATCCCACCCTTCCATTTTTAAGATTAAATCTAACGCTTCTAATTTACGCTTTAAACGACGTTCTCGCTTGCGTTCTTCGTTTCGTTTATAATTATGATTATCTCTATAAAATCGTTCCACCAGGTCCTCGCTAGACCGTCCTGGGCCTACTTTGTCAAGCGACTCTTTCATGCACTCGTAGAGTAGATCAGTCTCGACGAATCCTACAAACTTCGCGATGATTGCAGATGATGGCATTCTGTTTTGCTTCTTGTATTTCTCATATCGCGCTCCGTCTTGATATGCATTGTGACTTTTTGCGACCTTGAAAAACTCATAAACAGAATCATACTCAGCTATCGCCTTGTCTGCTTCCTGGAAAAATTCTTTTTTCAATTCCATCATCTTCCCCTGATTTCATCGTGATTAGCTCAGCACTTCTCATGATATTATCCATAATCATCTGACACAATTCTTCTGGTGTCAGATTACCCTCCAACTCCGTTCTCATCTGCTACCTCCTGTAATTGCCAGGCCATACGCGAATTATAATCAGTGTTCAATTTATTAATAATCACGTCCTGCATCACGTTTTTTTCTTCGATTTTATTGAGTTCGTCCTTTTGTGTTTGGATTGTTCGCTGTAGATCGTCGTTGCTCGTCTCAAGTATTCGGACTCGTGCGTTTAGATTGACGCATACAGCAATTAGGATAAAAAGGATAAACGCAAAATTCGCACGTATCAGCTTATCATTATTCATCATTTTCCCGTCCCTTCTTCTTTCTACTCAATATGCCCACGATAATTGCACCGATAAAACCAATTAACCAGATAGCACTGATAATCAATTCCACGATGTCTGATAATGTCAAAGCAAAGATCATTTCTGTTCTCCTGTCAATCGGTTTATTTTATTTTTTATTTCAAGACTTTCTCCGTCCCCAAAACATACCAGCGTTGTTTCTTCTTCCCATTGATTTTTAGTATATGGATATCTGTTTGGTCTCATTCTGTTACCTCCAACAATTCCGGATTTTCGTAGATATTGCCGATGATTTCTCTATCGCTAACCACATTACACAATCGTTCAAAATTATTGTATCGAATCAAGCTGTTTACAAACATTCCTAAATCTTCTCTGTATTCGACAAATCCATTCAACAAACCATCTTTTGTGCCCAAAATATCTTTCTCATATATCTCCCGTAAATTTTTGTCAAACATCCCTGTGAAACGTCCTACTGATTCTATATTTACAGGACACCAAGAACCTATTGTAATGTATTGTTCATTGGCTTCTACCACTTCGTTTATAATAAATGCTCTTCCTCTATCTTCAATTAAATCTCCGTATTGCCATTCTCCTTTGCTGCTTTCGTCAATGGATAACCCTCTAAATTTCGGAATCATCTTGCACCTCCTGTGAAACTATTAACAATATTTTGCTGTTCAGTATCGATTATTTTGTTTTTATAATTCAATATCGGAGCCATAACATCATTCAGCAGTGCAGGCTTCAAAATTAATTCATTTGTTGTCAAAAATATTTTACCGTTGATTTTGATTTTGATGTCATGACCGTTAGCAATATGTTCAAGGTCGTTTTTGGATAAATAGATTTCAAATCTACTCATTCTTCCACCTCCTCAATCTCAAACAGCGGACTATTAAACACTTCACCAAACCCAGCTTCTTCAAGCTCTTTGCGGGTGTGTGCGTCTTTCGTGTGGCTATATTCAGCATCTTCCCCAAAATACCAACTGTCCAAAATTTTATCCAGTTTTAAGATCGTAGACGATTTGTTCATCCCCTTCATTTTCACTCGATACCGCTTCTCTTTCTCGACCTCGTAGCCGTCAAGTATAGCTTTTATTAATCTTTTTCTGTTTTCAAGTTCCACAAACCCTTCACTCAAGTCTTTTAAGTCTATGCCATTGTTACCTCTTAAATAATAACCCCAGCCAGTTCTTGAAACATGATATAAAGCTGTCGTAACGTCACTTTCACAATTAAAATCAAACGTTTCAAGGAATTTCGCTTCTTCTTCAGATACTTTTACTTTCTGAGGTTCGTCTAGTTGTTCAATCTTTGCGATAATCCCATCTACATCAATTCCGTTTATAAACTTGTTTAAATCACCTTTCAAAGACTCACAATACTCAATCAATTCCTGCTTATTCATTCTTTAACTCCTTTTTTCAAAATCAAGGGGGAATATCCCCCTTACATTAGTTTTTCTTTTTCTTCAAAGTGAATGCCAGAGTAGCTACTGAGATGCCAAATGCCACAAGTGACAATCCAAGATCTGATCCAGTCGCAGGCAATACCGCTGGGGCGCTGTATGCTTCGACTGCTTCTTCAGATTCGTTTTTCGCGTGGTTTTCGCTTGATTTTTCACGCGATTTTACGATCTTCACTTCTTCGACTTTCGGATCTTCGTTTGTTTTTGGCGCTGGTGTGTTTGGCTTGTCTTCTTTCGGCTGTGGTTTTGGTTCGTCGCGTTTTGGATCTGGAATATCGATCACTAGTTCTGGCTTATCCAAAACAGGAGCGTCTGGAGGTGTCACCCCGCCTTTCCACTCTGGCTTATCAAGCTGTGGTGCGTCAAATGGTGTTGTACCGCCTTTCCACTCTGGTTTTTCTAATACCGGAGCGGGAGGCATAAGCGGAATATCGTTTAAATCGATTGATGGTTTTTCATATTTTGGCGCGTCATTTGGAATTTCCCAGACTGGTTTATTTTCTCCGGACGCGTCCCCACGACCACCCACAAGTTGAACGTAGCTATAAGAAACGGCGCCCGAATCTTCGGCTTTAAGTTCAACTTTATTTGTTGGGTTTACGCTATCTTTAACCGCGCTTGTTAGTTTAGTCTTATAATTTAAATAGATCATACGATCAAGACGATCCATCTTGATCTCGAAGCCGTGGTCTGACTTACTAATTGACCTAACAAGATCCATTGCGGACCCCTTGTCGATCCACGGATCCACGCTCTCAATATTCTTGATTTCAAAATAATCATCGACTAGCTTTTGATTTTCTGACATTTCGTCAATGATTTTCACATAGTTTAGGACTTTGCGTGCATAATTGACGCGTACAGTCCAGTTGATAACCGTCGGGTCATTTTCATCTTGACTCCCCCACTTGGAAAGGAGTTCATCGCTTCCGATCTCTTGTTCTTTGCCGATTTGAGCCGTTACGACTGTGCCGTTAAAATTCGCGGTTACTGTTTTTCCACTTTGGACTTTATCAGTCCATTTTGCGTCCATTTTAAGGCTCATTTGTTTGTTTAACGGGTGGTTTTTGAAATAGTCGTTAAATACAGTTGTCACTGTCCCGGCTGTGCTGTCCGCGGTAGCTTGACCAACGACGGCATTTTCTGGATTGTGTACGTCAAACGTGAAGCTAGTTTGAAAAGCTACTTCCTCTGGAAGTGTGAACGTTACTTTGTCCCCTTCGTTAATCGCGAGATCGTCTGGGAAGTGTACGTTCTTATATTCCACGCTAAAGGGTTGATACTTCCCTGTACCGTTTGACTGATCGACAACGACTTCCGGGTTCTCTACTTTAATCACATCTCCATTTTTGCTAAACTGCGTAGAATTTCCTCGTTGTTGGTTATCATCGCTTGTGCTTCCTGTATCCGTAGCTCCGCTTTCAGTAGCTGGTTGTTGATCTGATCGCGTTGCTGTGTCATGATCGTTTTGAACGCTTGCGATTTGATTAGTTGTAACTGTGCTAGTCTGATCTCCTGCTCCAGTTGTTCCTTGTACTTCATCTGCATATACTCCTTGTGCCGTCGCTACTGTTGCCAATACTGCTGCTGTTGTCAAAATAATTTTCTTGTTCATTTTAGTTTTTCCTTTTCTTTTTTGTTTTTTATAAATCTTCTTCTTTTACAAAGCTACCCTCTACCCAGCGACCTTTTCGGTCCTTGATTTCGTTATAGGCCAGTTCAAAGCAATCCACGAAGTCATAATCTAATTTATGCGCGATAGCTTTTAAATAGCTTACAATTCTTAGCAAGTTAAACTTAGCGTTTATTTTAACTTCGTGTTTTCGAGTAAATTGAAATTCACTCGCATTTTCAATCATCAACTCAAAGCAGTCTTTAATGTCGCCCTTTCTTGCCTCTACTGCTTTAATCATGATCTCAACTGGATCAAGTTCAATCATCATTGCCAAGCCTACGACAACAACGGCACAATCTCCGATGCTGTCCTTTGTGAGTTGTTCTTTCTGCTTGGCATACCCAGCGACCAGCTCGCCCAATTCTTCGAATAGCTTGAGCGTCTGTTTAAAGACATCTCCCTTTGTGATATCCCGGTCAATAAACCACTGTCTAGTTAGCTCGGTTAGTTCCTCGATTTTGTCAATATCCATCTATCATATCCCCCTCGATTTCTTTTAATTTCTTGTCAATGGCTTTAATTTCCTTGTGTAGCCATTCGCGATAGTTCGCGCTGTAGTGATGTCCTCGCGTGTTGCTGATCGTTTTAAGCTGTAGTTCTTCGCTCAGCCGTTTCTCATAGATACGCTTTGATCGCAGTAAGTTGTCTTTCTCCATATCAAATGCCTTTGACTTCCCAGATATTTAATTCTATTTTGTAGTTTTTGTTTCCGGATAAGCCACCATGCTCAAAACTCACCCGTTTAATGATGTTAAAGTTATCGTCCGTCCAGATATCCGCATCTGTCAGACCGTCCAACAGGGCTTTGGTAGTTGGCGACCAGTTCGGAGGATCGTACTTGCGTTTGGTTGGCGCATATACGATCACTCTGACCTCGCACGGCTTATCTTCCGTGTACGGTAGTCCGAAATAGTCCTTTAACACGTTTATGCCCTCGTAGTGGGCCAGCTCCCGCAGAAAGCGCGTGATCTTGCCTTTCTGCTGGAAGTGTAGCCGATCGTTCGCAGATATCATCTGCTTGCGGTTCAATTCAAATTTTAAAATGATTGGTTCAGTCATTCGTTACTCCAGCCCACGTTTTAGCAAATGACTCAAAAAAGCTTTGATTTCATCTTCTTTATCATCTACTTCTGGCTCTTTTAACTCAGATCCGTCTTCCTCGGTAATCTCATATTCAGCTTTGATTTTAACCAGGCGACCCCCTACTGCCTTAGCTAGATTTTCCATAGATTCGTCAGTTTTCTCATTTCCTTTTTCAAAAATCGAAGCAAAGCGAATGTCATCGGTTGTTTTAGCAGTGAATGTTAATGTTCTGTCATTGTTTTTATAATCAACCAAAAATCGGTTGTCGTTATCATTTGCGATTGCGTAGAATTCTTTTTGTTGTTTCATGTTATTTCTCCTTTTTTTAAAATAAAGTTAGTTGCTGTTTAAAATCTGCCAAAGTAAGTCCGATTGTTCTCAGATCGTTACTAATAGCAGTTATGTCGTTAGTGATAATTATTTTGTTCAATTCCCTCGAATACCGCTGTGTCTGATATCCTCCAAGATCATCTTTATCCCAGATATCTTGTATAATTTTGATTTCCGGGTACTCTCTGGCAAAATGTTCTTCAATCCAAGTCATAGGCTAAAACGGTAAATCATCATCTGAGATGTCCATAGGGTTTGCGTTCATTGGCGCTTGCCGTCCAAAGTCTGGCTGGCTGTATCCTTGTGAGTGCCCAGCTTCACGGTCTTTCCGACTTTCCAAAAGCCGGAAGGTTTCTGCTACGACTTCAGTGACATAAACACGTTGACCTTGCTGGTTTTCGTAATTACGTGTTTGAATGCGACCGGTAATCCCAATCAAAGCCCCTTTCTTGACCCAGTTTGCGAGATTTTCTGCTTGCTGTCGCCAGATCACACAATTGATGAAATCTGCTTCATGCTCTCCATTTTGGCTTTTAAAGTTGCGGTTTACTGCAAGTCTGAAAGTGGCTACTGCTTGATTATTTGGTGTGTATCGTAGTTCTGCATCGCCAGCCATACGACCGACGAGGGTTACAGAGTTAATCATATTTAATCTCCAATCAAATTGTTCAAAGTCACGATGCTGTTTAATTTCTTCTGGCTACGGCAATAATCGCAATGACCGCAAGCCTTAGGCTCTACCTTGTGCTGAATAACATCCCAGACTTCCTTAATGGTTTCTTTTACTTCTTCCAAACCTTCCTCAAGCCATTCTTCATCAATCCGAATAACTTCCTTGTCTGGCACTTCTTCCTTGCTGACTGCTACGATGATAGGCCTAAACTCATCGCCCGTCATTTGTTTTAGTAGATCTCGATAGATTGCAAGCTGTGAGTGATAGCCAAAACCTAAAATGTTATTGACCGCCGTTGGTACCTTGCGTCGTAGGTCAGCGTTCCATTCCATATCATAGATAGACTTCATTGTTTTAAGGTCTGCAAAATAACCTTGCGTCAAGTTTACGCTGTCCAGCTTACCTTTAAACAGCACCCCCTCAATTTCACCGTAAACGATCATTTCTTTTTCAACATTTTCAGTCGAACTGCCGTGATATAAGCGATTGAAAGAGGGATCATCTTTCAGCGATGCAATCATAGAGTCGCCAATTAAAAACTCTTTCTTGAGTTGCCCTTTGGTTTTACCGGCCTTTGAAATTAGCTTATCGCCATTCTCTTTTAGAAACGCTTCGTGTGCTTCTTGGCTTTCAAAGTAGCTGTGTACATAATTCCCTAAAAGCAAAGGCGTTTCATCTCGCGACTCGGTCCATTCACCATCTTCGACAGCAAGAGCGCGTGCTGGACATTTTAAGAACTGCTTCATTCGTGAGTAAGACAGGTACTCTTTATCTTTATAATAATTTTCTTGAGTTAAGTTTTTCATTATTGCTCCTTAGGTGTGATTGTCCCACCTTCAAACAGCCCAAGCTCTTCATACACCCCGTCTTCAACCTCAGAAGTGTTATCAGACGCTCCTGTTTGCTCTGTACGCTCTTTTTCTGATTCGGTAGTATTATCTGCTGGCGCACCTTCTAAAAAGCTCTCAAGCGATTCTGTGGCTTCTGGTGGGGTCACATCTTTCGCTCCATTTTGTACATTACTGTCTACATTATCATCAATAATGGCCTGTTGCATTTCGATTGACAAAGGAGCATAAGTTGAAAGTAACTGCTTCAATACTGTCTTGCGTGCCATTGCGTCAAAATCAGTCTGCCACGGGCTAGATTTCCCGCTAAAAGAACGGCTGTATTTCTTACCATGTGCAAGAACGCGATCTTTTGTCCAAAATAAGGTTTTTTCAAAACCATTAGAAAGTCGCATGAATGCAAAGTAACCTGCCACTTCCTCGTTAGCCTTTGGCAAAGCCTGCATATCTACTTCCAAGTCTTCAGTAAGTGGATTGTAACCTTTGAACTGGCTTGCGTAAATTTCCCCAGCATTGAGTTTTACAATTTGTCCGCTACGCTGTGCAAGCTGGATCAAACCTTTATAGCCCAATTGAAATTGTGCCTCTGAACCATACGGCACGATGTAAGCAAATCCAAGGTTAGGGTCAATAGGTAAGTCAAGTGTTGCTGCCTTCATTGCTGCATTTAATACGCTTGTATTTGAGGCCTTGGCAAGATGACTGTTGTTATTTACGATTGATAACAGACTGGTAACAAACTGTGTTTCACGGCCATTAACTACCGATTTCAGTTTTTCCAAAACCACTGGACTGTTAAAAGCATCCTTTGGTGCCATTAAATCAAAATTATTTCTACTCATTTTTCATTTCTCCTTTTTCAATCTTCTTCGTAATGGATCCAGCGACCATTCACGCAATACCAATCGTCTGGATCTCTGTGTTCTTCTTCAATTTCCGGCTGTAGATAGTCGCGGTCGTAATCAAATGGAAACATTGTCATGCTCCTTTAATTTTTTTGTAACTATCCCAGCTCGTAGATTTCAAGCTGTTCAGTAGCTTCTGCTCAGTCTTGATCTGCTTTTTGTATTGCAAGACCCACGCTGTGTACTCATCATCATTCTCCGCGAAATAATATCCGCGAGGAAGTGACCGACTGGCCACAATAGGCACTGAGTAGTTAAGCCGTAGTTCTGCGATGCCACCGCGCACCTTTCGGACCGATAAGTTTGTCATTTTGGCAATGTCGCGTGTGGTCAGTACATTCGCCCGTCCTACTCTGATACAGGCTAGTATTAGCTGTAAGCGTTCGTTCATAGCTTACCCTCCTCTTGATACTTCATTAAAACTTCTTGATACTTTTTCAAAAGTTGGTTCTTTTGGTTCAGTTCCTTCCGCAACCTTCTGTTATCGTTCAAGGTTACTCGAAGTATATTGTTTTTGCCTTCTAGGTCGATTTTTTGAAAACGTATCTCTTGTTTTAACGCTTTAATTTTTTTGCTACAAAACATCTAGTGCGCTCCAATCGTTATCTGAGTGTGAATGCTTGCGTGCATACGCTAGATCAGCTTGAAATGCTTGGTAGCCCTCTTCAAATTTCTCTTGCAAATCTTCTTCATACTGTTGCATGATCGCATCTTGTTTTGCTTGTCTGGCTTTCTTCCGTTGCGCACGTTTGAAATCCCAAACCGCCCCAGCAAAGCCTGCTGTAAAGAATAATCCTGCAACTACCATAGTCCCTAATAATTCATCGTACATTTTAAATCTCCTTATTAATTCGTCTGATTGCGTTGTAATATCCGCTATCTTTTGGTATCGTGTACCCTGTTAGGTTGTCTACCTGGCTACCGTCTGACATGATATTAATAATGCGCGGTCGCCATTGATTTTTAGTTTTCATTTTGTTATAATTCCTTTAGAAAAGTTTTATCTCTGGTCTTTTGGGGTCCCATTCCCAAAGGGCCATTTTTTATGCTCTGCCAGCTAAACGGCAAGCGTACAAATCCATGATCTTGCCACGCGCTCGATCTGGATCACTCGCTAGTAACTTAGCTTTAATTTCATCCGAAAGCTCGTAGCAAGTAGCTTCGAAGCCCTCAATCATTTTGTCAATCAAAACGGCAATTTTCTCCTATCTTCTGCGTTATCCGGGTATTTAAAGTAAAGGTCCCGTCCACCTTTTGTAATTCGGCTGACTAGCCCAGTTTCAAAGAGTGACTTCATCTCTGACCCTACCAGGTTCGTTGTGATGATTGTCGCTTCTCGTTCGTCTAACAGGCTGTATAGAAAGTCTTGCTTCCATTGTGCGTTATCAGATCGTCCAAGGTCGTCCAAGATCAGATAGTCAACTTTCTTTAGTAGCTCTAGCCATTCGTTGCTAGTCATTCCCTCTTTACGGTTGAAAGAATTTTGAATTTTGATAAATAAGGCTGGTAAGTTGATAAATAGTATGCTCTTTGGTAGCTTGTTTGCTTTCCAGTCAGCGTTCAACTTACTTGCTACTGCCATAGCTAGATGTGACTTACCGCGTCCAGCTTTCCCCATTATCAGAGCGTTACCTTTCCCATCGTGCAAGTAGTGCGATACCAAGCGTAGAGCGTAGTTCTTGGCTTCACGGTCGATTTGATTCGTAACCATAAAGTTTTTAAAATTCGCTTCTTTCAGTCCGCTCGGTATGATGCTGTTTTTATCAAGCACGTCGTAAGTTCTGCGCAAGATTATTGATGCGTGAGCTTGACCTATTTTCTGATCTTTTTCACGCTCCATCTTTTCTCTTTGGCACTCCGGGCAAAAAGTTCTGTCTCGCTCATCTTGTAGAGGTACATCATCATTTAACGACCATTTGAAACATTGATGAATTTCACACGTTTCCGATTCGTTAATGTGATAGACAAGTGGTAAATCCATAGGCTATCCCTCCTCATCTTCTTCCCAGGGTAGCTTGTCAGTGTAAGGGCTAAATACTGGATTCTTAATAGGATAAGTCCCCGCGTATTCGGGTTTTCTTTGTTTGCCCCGTGAATTTTTGCCGGCTTTACTTGTTAGATATTCTTTTATTTCACTAACTGTTTTAAGTCCGTTTTTATTCACCCAATCAAACAAAGATGTATCAATCCATTTAGTTGTACGCTTGTTTCTCATGACGGCTTCTTTGATAGCAAAATCTATTAGATCGTTGTCATATTCTTTCTCCCAAAAATTAACCGTTTCAATTTCAATAGGACTTAAAAACCTACCGAAATTTTCTTCAATTTTTTTGACCGTATTATTATTTAATTTGGTTAAATTAGTCTGGTTAATATTAGTCTGGTTAGTTGGTAAATTTTTCCTCTCCGTACACGTAAAATCTTCATGTACGTAAGGTAAATTTTTCCTCTCCGTACACGTAAAATCTTCATGTACGTATCTTCTAGCTTCTGATACTCTATTGACGTAGATTTTATTAGTTGAATTGAATTGTCTTTTTTCAGATATCAAACAATAATCATTAAGTTCTTTCTTGTACGATGTGATTGTTTTTTCTGAGCATCCCATGAGTTCTGAAAGTAACTTGACTGAGAAGTTGCAATAGATGCCATTTTCATCGTGCCAGCCGTTCTTTTGTGACTGACCCCATTTGTCCCGCAAGATCGCGTATAAGACCTTAGCACCGATTGACAACCCCTTGAAACATTCGTCAAATAACTCTTGAGGAAGTTTGTAAAACATTTCAAAATCTTTATAGTCCTCTATTTTCAGTGGCATTCATTCTCCTTTTCTTAGTCGAAAAATAGCTCGTCAATGGTTATATCTGGTTTTATTTCCTTAACCATTTCTTTAATCGCCAACATTTCTTTATATTTAAAATGCTTTTTCCCTGACTCCTTATCGATATAGGAGGACCTGTTATATTCAACTTGTTAGCCATTTGTTCTTGGGTTAGATCAAGCATTGTTCTATAACCCTTTAACTTTAAGTTTTTACTCATCTTTTCTCCTTTCTATTCACTCTGCCAGATTGTCGCATTTATGCGACTGTCTCGCTAAAAAAAATGGCCATAGCTTCATCTTTTGAAAGATCAAGAGCTGACACAATCAAGTTTACTTCCTTGATCGAAAAGTTGCCATTTTGCTTCATCTTGCGGTAAAACGTACCTTTTGTAACACCGAGTTTATTTGCAAGTTTTTCTTGCGTGGTATTTCGTTCTACGATTTTACCTTTCAATTTTGATACATTAACCATGTATTCTCCTTTCTTTTTGTCGCACTTCTGCGACTTTTTGAATTAAGTATAACATGACCAGAAAAGTTTGTCAACAAAAAAAATCGCATTTTTGAAACTTTTTTGTTGCGTTTTGAAACTAAGGGGTGTAAAATTAACGTGTAATATATAAGAGGAGAAAAAATCATGAACGTCGGAGAAAGAATTAAATTAAGAAGAAAAGAATTGAAGATCTCTGCCGATACCCTCGCTGAGCGCGTGGGAGTTTCTCGCTCAACTATATTCAGATACGAGAGAGGGGATATAGAAAAGGTCGGTCCAGAGGTACTAAAGAAGATTTCTGAAACGTTGAATATTTCACCCGCTGATCTTATGGGCTGGGAAGATGAAGCAGAACAAACCGCTGAAACGGGTTACTCTGAAACAGACTTGCGCAAGCTGGCCGAAAGCGCAAAGACTTTCGACGGTAAGCCATTGACAGAGAACGATATACAAGCCATTCAAAATATTATAGAAATTTACTTACAAAGCAGATTATGACGATAGAAGAAATATGCGACAGTGAGGGAGTGACCCTTGCCTACTTTGATAACGAATTATGGCCACGGCCAGGAATGATAATCTCAGATATGAGGATTATCTTCGTTAATAAATCACTAAGTGGAGAGGCCCAGAAAAGGGTCATATTGCACGAATTAGGCCACTTAGAGCATACCGAGGCTAATTATATTATTAACCCGATAAAGTGCGAAAATGAGGCTAATAGGGCCATGATACACGCGCTACTGAGAGAGGAGCTGGAAAGAGTAGACAAGGAAGATTTTAACTATTTAAATTTTATGGAAAGGCACAAACTAAAATCAGTAACCGACGAATTAATGGTTATTGATGAATTTTATAGGCTAGTGGGATAGCCGGGGGGAATATATGAAAAAGGTTACGCTGGTAGCAATCGCTACGCTCACTTTATTTATAGCTGGATGCAGTCAACAGAATACTGCTACAGAACCAGAGCAAGAGCAAAAGACTGAACAAGTTGAGACAAAGCAGTCTAGTAGCAAGGAAGAAACAAGCAGTCCGAGTGTCGATCTAAAACACGCACCTACAACTTTAAACGGAGATGAAGACTATATGGCGGTTATCGCTTATAGATTTCAAAAAACGGTAAAACAAAAAATTGGCAAGGTCTATTACTACGATAACACCCTAGTAGTCAAATTGAATCTATCCAGAGAAGAATTAGACAAGGATGATGTGCAAGATTTTGCAGATAGTCTACACGACTTGAAAGTTGCCGTACTAGATCTATACAATTCAGATTACAACTCACACAAGCGAGTGGAACTTGAATTATACGATGCAAACGCTAAAGAAATTGCACACCAAAAAGGTGTAGATATGGTATTAGACTATTAAAAAAGCCCCACGCTCTCAAAGTTTGGCGACTTCAAGCGTGAGGCAGTCAAGATAAAGAAAGGTTTCAAAATGATTATTTTGAAAGGTGTCTTTCTATACTCTATTTTAGCAGAAATGGAGGGGAAAGACAATGAGTGAAATTAATAAAGTGGCTCTATATGTGCGCGTGTCTACCACTTCCCAGATGGAAGAGGGCTACTCTGTCGAAGAACAAAAGGCAAAGCTGGAGAGCTACTGCGATATTAAGGACTGGCATATATACAAGGTTTATACTGACGGGGGTTTCTCTGGGTCTACGACTGAAAGGCCAGCCCTAGAACAACTGATAAAAGATGCCCAGAGCAAGCTATTTGATACAGTACTAGTATACAAGCTGGACCGTTTGAGCCGTAGCCAAAAAGACACGCTCTACTTAATCGAGGATATATTTTTAAAAAATAATATCGAGTTCGTGAGCCTGCTCGAAAACTTTGACACATCCACACCATTCGGGCGGGCCGTCATAGGCTTATTATCCGTATTCGCTCAATCAGAGCGCGAGCAGATCAAAGAGCGTATGCAATTAGGCAAGCTGGGCCGGGCTAAATCTGGCAAGTCCATGATGTGGGCCAAAACGTCCTACGGATACAATTATAACAAGGATACCGGCACAATGACTGTTAACGAGTATGAAGCCCTGGCAGTCAAAGAGATATACGCATCATATCTAGCTGGTATGTCAATAACTAAATTGAGGGATAAAATCAACGAAGAATACCCAAAACAGCCGGCTTGGAGTTATCGCACAATCAGAGGAATACTAGCCAATCCTGTATATTGTGGATTGAACCAATACAAGGGCCAGACATTTCAGGGCACACACAAGCCCATAATCTCTCTAGCGGACTTTGAGCAAACTCAAAGAGAGCTTGCAAAACGACAGCAGACGGCCAAGGAATTATCAAACCCTCGACCGTTCCAGGCTAAATATATGCTATCAGGACTGGCTCAATGTGGATACTGTCACGCGCCCCTCAAGGTCATTTTGGGCCAAAAGAGAAAGGACGGCTCACGATTTAAGCGGTACGAGTGCTACCAAAGACACCCGCGAAAGACAAGGGGTGTCACGGTTTACAATGACAACAAGAAATGCGAATCTGGCTACTATGACATGGAACTATTAGAGCATTATGTACTAACACGAATCGCCCAGCTCCAGAATGATCCAGACAAGATACAAGAGCTATTTTCAGACGATACCAGCCCAGCCGTGGACAAGCAGGCAATTCAAAAGCAGATAGACAACCTAACAGTCAAATTAAGCAAGCTGAACGCTCTATACCTGGACGATAGGATCACGCTGGACGAATTAAGGGCTAAGTCTTCAGATTTTATCAAGCAAAGAAGCGCGCTGGAAAATGAAATAAAAAAAGCCTCGAATGATAAGCAAGCGGGCCAAAGAGAGAGAATTGAAAAGCTATTAGATGCCAGTAGTGTACTTGATATGTCCTACGATAATCAAAAAGTTATTGTCAGAGAGTTAATTGACAAGGTGCAAGTCACATCTGACAAGGTGGTTATACGCTGGAAAATTTGATAAATTTGGTTACGCTATTTTCAATAAAAGAAAGTAAATTTGTCACTCGGATAAAAATAAAAAACCTTGCTAAATGCAAGGACACGAACTTTAAACAATCAACTAAATGAGCCTTCGCTCTACTTCAATTGTACGCAATTTATTGACCGATAGCTTACCACGGTCTGAGCCATAAGGAGCGACCCTATAACTTCCGTAGCGATTAAATGACTAGGCACGACTGGTTACGTCCAACTTTCACCCGACATTCAGAAATATATTTTAAGCATTAATACACTCTAATGTATCGTCTGCACATTTTGGGCTACTTGTACTTATCTTTGGTGTTATTGGCCAATCCCTTGGCCTCAAGTGCAAAACGGTTTAATTTAGCATTTCTGGTTCGGTTCTTACTGCTACGCAAGACCTCCCCAGATTATTCTTTCACCGAAAGCGTCTATTGTCACCGCCACCGTCTGATAATGGTCTAATTACGCACAACCTCTATACTGCATACACCCTCAATCTTCTTACACTTCATGATCTCTTTCAATTACTCAAAAGAGAATTACTTATCCCTCCACAATATCTCACGGAGAGCGTAACGGGAATTATGTATACAATCCAAGCAAGGTGTCACCCTATCTACACTTGGTTATTCAGTAGATTGTTTAAAATCCGTGTACAATTATTATAGCACTGTTAGTCGTTTTTTTCAAGTAAATAACAGCATAATTGCTGTTGTAATAGACATTTTTAAAAATTGCCGTTATAACAGACAAAACCACTAGTTGGGGCTAGTGGTTCAAGTAAGTGATAGTATTCGATTATCGTATATATTATAGCACATTTTAAAAAGTACTGCTATCCTTTCGCATTTCAAAGAAAATAAAAAAACGTTGATTTTACAATATTTTTAACCTATTTGGAATTTACTTGGAAAATAAAAAAACGGTAGCATTACGCTACCGCTGTTGTCATCTTATAAAGTTTCTGGCCAAGGGTCGTCTGTGATATAGGACATATCGGTAAATCGCAAATCTCCGATGTCTCGGTCTGTTGGCACTGGATCATCGAATTGTAAACGTAGCTGGTTGCCGTCACCCGGCCCACCTAAATAAAATGTTCCCAAGCGTTTACCCTTGTCGTTAGTCATAATACCAAGTTTTGAGCTGGTCGCACGAAAACCGACTGGTATACCGCCGACATTTAAAATCACCACGTTACGTTCACGGTCTGACCCTTGAGGAACGTAGCTGGGCGCACCTCGTCTCACGATTCCAAACCAACCCCAAGAAAGGCCACCGAAGCCGACCTCTACCGTGGAATTTACACGTCTGAATTCCACGTATGCATTAGTTTGATTTGAGTTGATGTTTCTTGGTTTAAATTTGACATCACCAAACAGTACAGACCAAGCGTTAGAGCCGGTTCCAGCGGTCTTTTTGATCCATTTAACCGCTCCGTTTTTTGCTGTCGTATCGGTATATATTGTACCGATGTCAGCATTCAGATTGTACGGAAAGCCTTGGCCTTTTAGTTCGGTACTTCCACTGCTACCAGATCCGACTGAGCGTTTTAACTCTTCCAAGTCGTTTTTGGTTGCGAGAGTACTAGTGTCAATCGTTGGCAATTTTGACCGTGTAATAAACGGATCACCACCGTTTTGGAGTTTGGTGTCAATGAGAGCGTCCAGACCTAATTCAAGGTGTTTCTCTTTGATGTTAGTGGTCATTTGATTTTGCAACTGGGCATAGGTTGGAAATAATCCGTATGCTTGGCCGATTTCCAAGTATCTAGATTGATCTCCTTTGATACTACCGATATCCCGTCCAATAGCTTGTATAGCTTTTTTTAGTTTATCCATTTGCTACCTCCTTAGAGGGTATTTTTAGCCGTTGTATAAATCTGTACGAAGTCGGTATTTTCCAAGTCAGTGAATTTTTGACCAAGTTCTGTCATTTTAGACACGATCGCGCTGTCTGGGTTTTCGCCCGCTTTAATCTTATCTGCGATTTCTTTGAGTGTGTCCAGCTCTTCCGGTACTCCTTCACCAAGGATTGCTGTTTTGACCCCTTGGATAGCCGTGTCTAGTTGTTGTTGTGTGATCCCGCCTTGTCCGATTTCAGACTTGTCAGCTTTATTAGCCAACGTGGTTTTAATCTCTTTGACATCAGCTCCGACAGCTTGTGCGAATTGTGTTAATTTTTCAGTATTTAGAGTCATTTATTTCTCCTTTAAATTTTAGCTAGATTGTATAGTACGGTTAGGTCTGGCAGTTCTTCCGTTTGTGGCCCGTTTGGGTGCGCTGAAATATACTTGTCGATCTCTTCCTTGACGTCGTTTTTGACAAGCGCAAGGACTTGCTCGCTTGTGTATTCGTCCGCGGATTGAACCACGTCAACGCGTACGTTTTGGTCACTTGGAAAGACGTACCCACCAGCCACTACCTCGACAAGATAGCTCTCGACTGGAAGAACTTTGGGAATCTTAAATAATACCTTTGAGCCTTGGACAGTTGTCGAAAAGGACGCTTTGCCCTTTTTACTGGTAAAGTGGATTGTAGCTTCCTGCCCCTCAAGATCAATCGGAGTCCATCTTTCGTCGTATAATGCAAAACCAAAAAGGGAAGCCGAATCGCCTTGTTTAACGACCCGACCGCCCTCAAACTGCTTTAAATTCGTACAGTTTGAGCGATTCATTCAATCACCCCTCTTTACTCATAATAATTTACTAGATCGTCCTTATCCCAGCAAGATAACCAGATAGGGCCAAATTGCCCGAACTCAAACAGGCGCCAGTAATAACCGCCGTAGTAGCCACCTTTGCCCGTATCTGTGATATTAGCTTCGTCTAGTTCAAAACTAAAGTACATTCCAGCTTTAAAGTCTTTATCTGCTCCATCTGGCAAGTTGTTGCCGTTCTCATCGACCCAGTTCACCATTGAAACGGGAATACCGTTCTCGAGCCAATCGAACCCAACTGGCGCGAGATAGTCACATTTGATCTGCCAGATACCGTGAATATACTTAACCTCGTTCGCTTGGTAATAAGCCTTATCTTTTGGTTGTACGGCTGTGCTTGCTTGGTTGTTGGTTTGTGGCGCTGTGTCAGCGTATCGCCAAACCTCGATATAAGCCGGCTTATTCCAGTTATAATAATCGTTCCACGGGTAAGTATTGATAGCTTGCCCCGGCGCGCCTTGTGTTGAATAGTCGCACGAAATGAAGTATGTATCATCGATCATCGCTCCGACGTGGCCACCAGCACCGCCCGAGCTTGACATATCAGCACCCCAGCTCATCAAGACGATATCACCCGTTTGAGCGTCCCAGTCTTGATTGATACTTACGCGATAGAAGCCATTATTTGCTAATTGCTGTCCAAGCGTAACCGTAGATGGTAAGCCGATGATCTTGATCCCAGCTTCTTTCAGCGCTTGCGAGATAGAGCCGGAGCAATCAGCCGTGCCATCTGCTCCGTTACGACTTCCAAGCATGGAATAAGTGAGCAAACCGCGACGATTAATAAACCAGTTTACTGTAAGTTGTTGTACACTCATGTTCGACCTCTCTATTTCTTCCATTCTTCGTTAGCGCGTTTTACCGCTGCTTCGATAAAGGTATTGAGTTCTTGATTTGTTAAATGGATATTTTGAGATTCAAGGCCCTCGATCAAGCTAGTTTTAGCGTGTTCGAGTTTGTCTGCCCCGTGAATATCCAATTTATCAGCGACTTGTTCCGTAGCGTTGACTGCGTTTTTCGCCAAGATCTCTACGATCTCGATCGCTTTCTTACCTCCGCGCATGAGCAAGTATTTTTTAATCGCTTGTACCACGATACCTGTTAATACAACTAAAATACTCATAGCAGACGACGTGATAATGCTTGTAATTTGATCCATATTATTTTTCCTCTTTAATTTCTAGCTCCAAAAAGCGCTCAAAGAGCACTCTTATAGCACCGTTTCCGCCTAATTCAACGTAACTCTCGTATAATTTCGACAGCTCTTCTAATTCGTGCTGGTTCGTGTGTCCACGCTTGAGCGCGTTCTTTAAGTTTTCCTGCAATCGAAAACGCTGGAGCCGTTGTAAGCCTTTCCCAATAATCGTTAAATTCCGCTGGTTATCTTTCCCGATCTCTTCCACGGTAGAGACTGACTTCTCGAGGGTGTCGATTTTATTCGATAGACCCTCAAGACGTTTGTCAGCTTCTTTGGAAGTTTTCGTACTTTTAAACGAGAAATAACTGGGAATAATCACGACTAAAACGGGAGTCAGCTTGTCTACTAGTGCCAATAGGTCCAATTAAACCACCCCCTATCAAGCTACTAGCTTACTGGACGGGTTGAGTTTCAAGATCTCCCGCTGGTTTTGGATCTTCTGGTTTTGGCTCGCTCCATTTCCAGATACCGATCTTTCCGTTCTGGTGCAATGATTCGAGCTGTTCCAACGTTTCGCCGTTGTAAGTAAACGGTTCAGTCACTTGGACCATCACGCGCTTACCTTCGCTGAATTTTTCGATATGGTTCGGATCCTCAATCGCGAAGATTGCTTGAGCTGGATAGGTTGTGCCAGTTTTTCCAAGATCGACCAATTCAAGGCCACGTTTAAAGACTGTAGGGTCCAGCGGGTTATCTGTGTCAGTCACACGGGCAAGTACGCTCCATTCTGCCACGTCTTTCACCTTTTGGATCTCTTCGTCTTTCTTGGCCAGTTTAGCTTCGTATTCTTGGGCTTGAGTGTGCAAGTCCTCTTGCAACTTCTTCACACCCTCAGCCGGGTTCAATTCGGTTGCAACTTGTCCAAGGACTGCTTGGATCAGCACCTCGTCTGATTCGTTGGTACGGTCACCAATTAGTACACGCTCAAAGGCTGTATAAGGGTTCGCCGAACGGATTGAAACGAAGGTACGACCTTCTTCTTGCAAGTATTTGTTAATGATTTTAAATTCCATGTTTTATTATTCCTTTTCTAGTTTTTGAGCTGTTTCGTCGAACAACTCTTTGAGTGCTTGATCGCTATCCAAAACGTCGTTAAACTTGCTCAATAGCTCGTTTACGCGCTTGTATTCCTCGTTTGCTTCCTCGTATAAGACCTTATAATTAGCGGTCTCTACGATTGAGCTTACGAGCTTCTGCGAGATTTCATTTACGATTCTGTCTACTGTGTTCATGTATTAAACCCACCCCCATTTATTTGTGTCATTCCATCCGGGAGTCCCTTCGTTATTTTGTGCACGGAATCTATATAATTGAGCGATATTATCTCCAATTTGCCAAAGTAACTCTCTCAATCCTTGATTTTGACCATTTTTGCCGATTAAGTAAATATTTCCAGTATAGATCTGTGAATTATATCCGTTAGTTAGTGGATATATTTTATTGGGAATAATTGTACTAAAGCCCCAACCGTGACGGTTGTCAAACGGTGAGTCGCACAATATGACATCATCTCCTACGACGTCGACCGAATCAGCGAAGCCCTCACCGTTTGCGCCATTCCAAATTCTGATCCCAGCAAATCCGCCACTATTCCCATTTTCTGTCAGACCATTACCTTCACGATTTGAACCGAGAATTGTCATTCCGACTGGTCGTGAGCGACCTTGTACCCAACCTTGACTAAATTTTAAGAATTGAGTTGGAAAATTAGCTCCCGTTCCAATTCTTTTTATTGCGGACTCGTCAGTTGTCGATACCAATGTACTATTGTTAAGGTCGAATTTTAACTTACCATTTTTTGAAGCTAAAACTCCCCCATGAATTATATTCGCTGTCAGCCCGTCTGCTACGATATTTTTTACAGATACGTTGATAAGTCTCGCTGTGCTTGCGTCAATCTCTTCAATGTGAGCCGTGCCGATCTGCGCTTCACCAATCATTGACTTCTTAATGACTCCGTCTTTGATGATTGTTTTCTCACCAACTGATAGCAAGCCCTCGTTAATTCGGACCGACCCGTCTGGATTTAAATTTAATTGCCCCAGCACATCACCCGCGCTGTTTAAATTGCGTACTGACCAACTATTACTTAACAACGTCATTTGCGTTCTGACTGCTTCAATCGGCTCTGCACTATCCTCTGGAGCTGGTTGCCATAAGCGATCGCTAGAGCCTTCGTAAAAGTCAAGCTCAGTCATAAATAGACCAGACCAGCCGTTAGGATTGCCCGTATATTCAAACGACAGATATCCATTATCAAAGTCACCAGTATTAAACTTGAAGGAGTATTTTACTGCTTCGTGTGAACTAAAGGCGGGCGATCCGGTCTTGTCAAAGATTGTCTGGACTTCGTCGTAGCCGTTTGTCGAGTCTTTTTTGCGTTTACAAAAAGTGATCTTAAAACGGGCCGTGTTTGCGTCAAATGCTAGAAGATTTAATGTATACTCAGCATTTTTTTTAAAAATAAAGCGCGGACTTTTAACAACTGCCCCATTTGAAAGCAAGAACATTCGTTTTTGACCGTTGAGGTAATAGGGATGATCTGTAAAACTCAACCGTCCATTAGCTTCAGTCCAATAATTTAGGCCGTCGTCTGCCCGCGAATTTCGGAGCATATTCGGGCCACCTTGCGTTGAATATCTCCCGACTTCTGTCTGGAAGATCTCGCTCGACATAACCAGCCGTGATAGCTTGTCCGGGGCGTCCGTTTCGCTTGTGCCGAGAATGCGTTCATAGAGTTTGTTCGATTCAGTCAGCTTGTTAAATTCAAGCGTTTGTGTTGCGATCTGTTTAGACAGGTTCAGAAGATCGCGACCTTGATCGTTTTGGACCCGATCAATGCTTTCAAGTTCGCCTTTATCCACGAATTGCGTTAACAATTTTGACCTAATCTTACCATAGACTATGTTACCGTCAACGTTCCTGACCTCTTCCGTAACTTTGTTTTGCAAGTCCGGGCTTGATAAGATTTGTTGCTTGATCTGATCAGATAGCTTGCTAGTGTCTGGTAGCGTTCCGGCTTTCTTTAGGGCTTCTTCTGCCTTTGCGTTCGCTTGTGCGATTGATTGGGTTGTTGAGGCTTGAGCGTCCGAGATTTGTTTATCAACCTCTTTCTTGACCCTGTCAATATCCTCTGTGTCGATCCGTTTCTCCCACTGCGAACCATTCCAGACGTACATACGGTCATATAGACCGTTCTTTTCAAACCAGATGTCACCTACCTTGTGCTCTTTATTGTCTGGGCGATTGTACCAGACTTTGTTACCTTGAGCATTTAATAGATAGTCCGGTAGGGTATTTACTAGACGTTGTTGATTGTTGGCCAGGTCGTCAATCTTACCGGATAGGTTGCTGGTCATTGATGATTTAAAGCCATCACCGATAACTCCGACCTCGACACTGTCATTCTGCTCTAGCAATACATCATAGACAATAGTTGTCAGTTTGGCATCTTCACTAGTAAGCCCGATCTGAGGATAATAGACGGGGACGATGTCGCAAAGTTCAGCTTCTTCTAAAATCTGAGTTAGTTTATAATCAAGTGTTTTTGATAAGTCTACATACTCGATTTTAGTATTGATTTTGGGGAGTCCTAGACGGTTATTAATTGCGTATTCTTTGGCAAGTCTGCGTAACTTGTCAATCGTTGGGACTTCCTTGTCTTTAAAGTTAGACGAGAAGTCGACGATCAAAACCCGTCGCTCATTGTATAAGCCGATATAAGGACCGTCTACATATTTCTCAGGTAGCTCAACTGTGATTTGTTGGCTAGTTGATCCACCGTCCCCATTTCCTTGATTTTCCGGGGTGTAGGTAGCGTAAGGATAGACGCTGGTATAAGCACCCTCAATATCTTGGTCATCTTCTGCTCGCAAGATATTTCGCCCGTACTCTAAAACAATAGGGCTTTTGCGTCCCAGTTGTTTATGGAGTCTAATAGTGGTATTGTCAAATTCATACTCACCACCCCAGACGTCAAGGATCGAACCAGAGACCCCACCAAGAGCATCACGCGCCGTTTTAAAGTTAGCAATATCCCAGCTAGTCTTGGACGATAACTCAATATCAGACCACACATCAAAACGAATACCGCCCAGACAGTTAGAAGCCCAGATAGCTAAGGCTGCCTGAGCAGTTCCGGATACAACGGTATTATTTCGAATAGCCATCTTTTCGGTCAAGTGACTGATATGTTTGGCATAGATCTTTAAGATACCTGTGCTGTCCTTAAGGATACGGGAAATGAAGAAAGTCTGATTTTTGGTTCGTAAACCAGCATCAGACTTGATCCGCATATCATTTTTAAACACACCAGCAAGCGGGCCACTAGCTGGGTACTCAATGTATAGAGTATAATTCCCGTTGCGTTCCCGTGTGACTTGTGCCTTGGTTGCGTCGATTTCTCCCAAACCGTAGGTTTCAAACGCTGTCTCGTTAGCGTTGTATAGTATAGGCCTCATAGCTTAACCCCCCAGTTTGGAATCATGGACACCGTGAAATTACCGTCCCAGGAAATCAAATTGCGTCCATAGTCAAGATATGGCATTTGAAATTGAGGAGACCGCACAACCTTATCCCAGGCTTGCAAGTTGCCAGAGTATACCTGGTTTGCTTGCATATCTAGCGTGATCTTGTTCTGTACAGCCTTTAACTTGGTCTTGCGTCCGTTAATCGTAAGTGTACAGTCACCCGATCCGACAAGCGTGATGATAGGCTTTGCGTTGACATTGCCGATGCCATTTACTGTTGCGCCATTTGAGAGCGTTTGAGTGGTACGGCCCTGCTTGTAGAATTTGACTGGGTATGTCAAAAAGTTCAGCTTGACTTTACCAAACTGTCGCATAAGGCTAGACACTTCGAAGGTCTCAATAAATGCTGACCGGTAGATAAAATCCGGGTCCCAGGATAGGGTCAAATCTTTATAACCATCTACATTTAGCCAGTTACTGATTTCACTTTCTGCATCTGTGAGCTTACGATTAGAAAGGACGGTACAAGGCAGTTCGATAGTAACCGATTTAAGACGGTTCTTTGAGATCAATAGATCACCATCGCGACCAGGGACCGCTACTGTTTCCACGTCGCTACCAGTCGAACTGATAATATAGTCACTGGTCACTCGTAGACCGTGAGTAGTGCTTGATACTCCGTTAAATGTAAAACTTCCCATTATGCCATTCTACCTCCTTCCAAATTCGTATAGTATGCAAGCTCACGCAAGAGCCTGCGCATATTT